GACTATGTATTAAATCCAACACTGGAACTTCTTATTTTATAAATGAACAAACAACATCCGCAAGGGAAATATTGTTACAGAGTAGTGTTATAACCCTTAACGAAGACTCTGTTGTATTTGCAAATTATGATGACGCTTCCGCTCTTCTTTCAGTCGATGGAAGCACATCAACAGCAACATTTTCTAGCCCAGTCCTAACAAGAGCAAAAAATCTTGGTATTATGAATGCTACTGGTAATAGCACTTCTAATTACAGAACACAAGAAAGCCCAACGGGAATATGCCGAGAAGTATTGGTATACGATACTAACCAAACCGACAACCGTGTAGCTCTGGAGACCAACATTAACAATCAATACAACCTATTCTAATGCTTTACTTAATATACGCAAGCAAGGAAGCCGCCATTGAAAGGGCCGACGAAGAAGGCAAGGAGATGGGCTTTAGTTACTGGATTGAGGACAACGGTATAGGCACACGCTGGCTTACCTACCCGGATGAAACCATTGACTATATGTGGGCATTGGACGTAACGGACTACGACCTAGATGATTCCGAGAAGGCATCAACTGTTGATCACTATACACCCCTACCTGATCCTGAAGAAGACTAAATGCTATGGAAGACATTATATACAAATCAACCATCGGAACAGGAGGCTTTATAGCTACCATTGAATTAGCCCCCGTAAACGAAGTGCTTGGTTTTTGCGTAGGTCTAGCGACCTTTCTCTATATGGCAGCCTCTGCCATCAAGGTAATCAAGGAACTCAGAAAGAAATAATATGACACCAGAACTAATAGCAATGCTTGGAGGAGGACTCAGTGGTTTCGTAATGAAGCTTATTGGGACACAGATAGACAACCAGGCTCGCCAGTTTGAGCGTATGATTACGTCCCAGCAGACAGCAGATGCTTCAGCAGATGCCGCAGCTAAACGTGATGGTGGTGTATTAGTTCGTAGGTTCCTTGTTGTATCCACCGTCTTTGCCATTGTAATAGCCCCATTCGTCTTTGCGTGGACTGACGTAGGGGTAAGTATAGGTAGAGAGACAAACGGCTTTCTAGGGCTATTCAAGACCCTTAAATGGGACACTGTGCAGGGCTTCGTTATTTTACCAGAAATTAGGCAGACTGCCTTAGCCATCGTGGGCTTCTACTTTGGTTCATCACAAATTAAATGAATGAAGTTCTGCAAATCATATCATCCCTCTGGCCTATCGGCATTGGCGTTATTACGCTCATTATCGTGCTAGCTAGGATGCACTACAACCTCGAGGCTCTTACCGAGAAAGTAAAAGTCCTCTTTGATTTTCACAATAAAAAAAATAAATAGAATGAAGTGCTTCATCTGCAAAACAAAAGATACATTTATCAATAAGGTAAAATCCGTCGCATCCAAGCTTGTTGCTTGGGTCAAATCATTAATCAAATAAAGAAAGATAATATTATGCCAATGGGAAAAGGAACATACGGAAGTAAAGTAGGTCGTCCATCAAAAGCTGCTAAAGCTAAGGGGATGAAGAAGATGGCTGTAAAAAAGAAAAGGAAGTAATGCCTTTTAGTAAATACAGTCCAAAGCAAAAGAAACTAGCTAGGGTTGCCGCACCTCGTAACAAGATTACTAGTGCTGACCTTAAAAAACTAAGAAGCGGAAATGCACAGAAAAATATTAACCGTCGCAAGAAAGCTTGAGCAGGCTTCTAAGGCTCACGCCGGTCAAGCCAAGCTACTTAAATCAATTGTAAAGAATGCCAAAAAAAGCAAAAAGCGGGGGTAAGATATGCCCGGAAGGTAAGGCTTGGGCGAGACGGACGTTTGACACGTACCCGTCCGCTTATGCTAATATGGCTGCATCCAAGTATTGCAAGAACCCTAACTATGCAAAGAAGTCCAAAGGTGGTAAACGTAAAGGAAGATGATGAAAGAGATTGGCAAAAAACAAAGGACCGCACTTAAAGCTCATTCAAAGCATCACACTAAACAGCACATGACCTTCATGCGTAAATTAATAAAAGAGGGTTCTACCTTTACCGCGGCTCACAACAAGGCAATAAAGAAAATTGGAAAGTAATGTCACAGCTAGCAGAGTGGAGAAAACAAAACTGGGTAAGGATAGGAACTGATGGATCTATCAAAGGACCTTGCGGAACGTCGAAGGATAAGAAGAACCCTGACCGTTGCCTCCCTAAAAGAAAGGCTCTTAGCCTTACGAAAGCTGAGAGAGCAAGCACTGCTAGAAAAAAGAAAGCAGCAGGAGCTAGAGGAAAGACAGTCGTAGCAAACACACCTAAAGCAAAAGTAAAAAGTAAATGAGGAAGGAACACAAAAGCAAAAAGGGCGGACTCACTGCCGCTGGCCGTGCCTACTTCAAGCGCAAGACGGGTGCTAACCTCAAGGCTCCGGTCACGGAATCCAAGCCGAAGGGCAAGAATCTAGCTCGAAAGAAATCATTTTGTGCCAGAATGTCTGGCGTTAAAGGTCCAATGAAGGATTCAAAAGGAAGACCAACACGTAAGGCACTAGCCTTGAAGCGTTGGAAATGTTAATTATCTGTAGTAACAATAATGAGAAATAAATTAAACCGCCAGGCACGTATGAAGCGCGCTAATACAGAAAGGTTAGAACGCAAAGTTGATTCCTCAGCGGACAGGGTAGACATAGTGCTGCCTCCGGTAAATGTAACGGCAAAGGGTCCTAAATATAAAGACGTAAGGGCGGGTCGCACCACTGCCGCACAAGAAAGTAAATTTCGTTTTCGCAAGGCTCAAGAAGCCAAAAAAGCTAAAAAGGCTAGGCGCAAGACGTTTTTAAAAAATATATAATGCCCGAATACCGTACATACGCAGGACTAGATGACCGCATTTCCAAAGATGGAGATGTTGGTTTTATTGGTTTTAATAATAGGATGCGACCTGACCAGTTGCCACCTAACCTGCTTGCTGATGCACAGAACTTGCGGACTGACCGCAGGGGTGAAGCCCAGGTAAGAAAGGGCTTAGAATTAATTGTTAGTCCTCTGTCCGCAGGTGGAGAGGCTCTTACTCTTCCGTTTTACTTAGTTGCTGATGATACATCTGTTACGGCTACACAGACTGGCGGGGCCGTGGTTTTAACAAATGTTACCGCTACAAATTTCCCTAGCACCGGAACAGTTAATGTCTCAGGAGTATCAGGACTTACTCCCGTGGTAAATGGTGATCGTGCATTCACTAGGAATAGTAGCACACAGATTACCATAGCTGACCAAACATACAGCGGAACAGCTAGCGGCACTGCAACAGTAAAGTTCGGCATATTAAATGATGGTGCCGTCAATGCTATCTATGGCTCCTGTGCTTTTTCGGATCCTAATGCATCAGCTAGTCAATACGTTATATTTGCTTCTAACTCAAAAGGGGTTGCTGTCAATATAGCTACTGGAGCAACTACGGACATTGCTTATCCGGCTGGAGTGAATGTATCAGATACAGCATCCATGCTTCAGGCGTTCAACAAAGTTTTTATATTCCGCGATGGCAAGACGGCACTGGAGTGGAATGGCTCATTTAGCGGAACACCGGCCTTTACAAAGGTGGCAAGCGGGACTTATACTCAACCCACTAATCTAGCTGCTACTGGTTTTACCATAACTAATGGACTCGCTACCGTAACAGTTTCTAATACCCTAGCGGTTGGAGATACGGTAAACCTCATTACTGCTGGTGGTAGCACACTGACTAAGGGAACCGCTTTTACTGTCTCGGAGGCTAGTTCTTCTGCCTTTAAATTTTTTGTTAATACTGACGATGTTTCAAATCAGACTGACGTTCACTTCATCAAGAACGTATCGGTTGGTTTAGGCTTCAGTCATATGCCAGCACCACCGTATGCGGTTTACCATCAACGTAGACTAGTCATGCCGTTCAAGTTCAGTGTTGATGCATCAACGGACTCGTTTACTGCTCGAGGAATACTCGATGAAGTTATCGCATCCGACATTCTGGATACTGATACCTATGACCAGATATATGCACAATACAGATTTAATGCTGGGGAGGCTGACTTTAATGTAGGGTTGCACTCCTTCTCTGAGGACAATCTGATGGTGTTCAATCGTAACAGCATTCACTTAGTTACCAATACAACGTCCCTTCAATCAGCTAGCACTAGGCTTTTAACTAACGAAGTTGGATGCGTGGCTCGTCAGTCAATCACACAGGTTGGTAATCAGGTTATCTTTTTATCCGACAACGGTGTTTACAGCACTCAGTTCTTTGACGAATACAACCTTCGTGGCACTGAGACTCCATTGAGTGAGCCAATTAACGTAACGATTCAAAGAATCAATAAGGCGCATTGGGACAAGTCCGTAGGCGTTTACTTTGATAACAGATACTTCTTGGCCGTTCCCTTGGATTCCTCAACTAAGAACAACGCTATAATAATTTACAACTTCCTTAACAAGCAGTGGGAAAGCATTGACCAAGTCAATGATACGGACTTCCACATTTCTAACCTTTTTGTTGTTGGTGAAGGCGCAGAACGAGGGGTATATGCAGTCAATGACATTGGCGGTGTGCAGAAATTAGACGAAAGAGTTGATGGGGTTGACAAGGTAATTACTCAGATTGGCGGATCAGAAAAGAACATCAACATTCCTGGTTCACTGACTACTCGACAATACACGCTAGGTAGTCTAGAAAGAAAGAACTGGAAGCAGTTTGAAATGCATCTTGAATCCGATACTTCAGCAGTGTCTAACTTTAATATATCTGCTGAGACAGAAAATCCAGATGCTAATTTATCGTTAGGCACGCTTAGTGACTTTGTTGGATCAACTTTAGCTGAGGATGAAGATGTGTCCATACGTGGTAGAATAGGTAACCGTCGAGGTTACGGAATCCAGTTTACACTTAATAACACACTTGGAAGACCAAAAATTAGAGCCCTAGTAGACAGTGCTACGTTTGCGGCAGGAGCCGTAGATGACAGCACTACAGCCCTCGATAGTTCTTCTCCACAAAAAATTATTGTAAAAAATGGAGGAATAGGCACTACCCAGCTAGCCGATAGTTCAAGTAAAACAACTGGCGTGACCTTTGCTAAAATGCAGCATATCAGCACAGCTAAAGTGCTTGGTCGATCCACCTCTGGCGAAGGGGATGTAGAAGAGGCATTTGATTTTAAGGACGAAGACGATATGTCTTCTAACAGTGCCACTGCTCTAGCATCTCAACAAAGTATTAAGGCTTACGTAGATTCTGCTCCTAACTTTACTCCAAGCAGTTATTCTGGAGGAGAAAGTGTGACGCTTCCCAATGGTCTTATTATGAAAATGGGACTGACGGCAAGTGTTTCTGCCGATAGCAGTCTTGCAGTTAGCTTTGGGAGTGCTTTTCCAAATGCCGTAATATCTGTGGTTCTAACCAAAAAAGTAGCGATACAAACTATGGGTCAGGGTGAACTTACAGTAAACTCTGTATCTACAAGTGGCTTTACTATTAGAAACGGACAAGATTCTGCTGGTCAAGTATTTTTCCAAGCAATCGGACATTAATGAACCCTCTCTTGCAATCAGTTCAAGTAGCATTGCAAAACGCTACTCAAAAAGAAGCTATTACCTTTATCAATAAGGTTGTAGATTTCTGTTTTAAAAATGAGAACGGAAAAGTTTTAGCAGGATGGCCAGAAGATCGTATTCAACTGCTTATTGCTTATCATTTGGCAAAACATACCTTCTTGTGCGAACAGGATAAAGATGGCAACATACAAGGTGTCTTTATGTGGTATAATTGTAACGAGGACGACGGCTGGTCATTTGTTCAGAATTGGGAGGCCGATGACTCTGAAGGCAACGCAATCTTTATGGCTTTCTTATTTGCAGACAGCACCGACACTTTTAAACGACTTACACAGAATTTTATTATTAAATGCCCTGAGGTTATGGAAAAACAATTGATAAGCATAAGGTATAGGAATCACAAACCTACTAGGGTAGAATACACACCTAAGTTATTTAACAGAATACTAAGCATATAATATTATGGGAGGAAAAGGATCACCACCACCACCAGCACCTATTGACCCTGGTCAGTCAATGGGCGAATACTTATTTGGCTCTGATTTTGCAAGTCAAGGGCGAGGAATTACGGACCCTGTATTGCAACAGCGTTTACTTGATGCTGAAAGAACCTTTCGTCCGCAATACACTGCGCTAGAGCTTGCTGACATAGGAACAATGGCACGTGGACTAGAAGAAAGAGAAGTTGCTGATCCTCGATTTGCACAAACTCAGGACCGAATTAGTCAATTACAAGCCGAATTAGCCCAGACTCCAGAAACAATCGATAGAACTGAGACTTTTGGTAGAGGACAAACGCGAACAGTGCAAGAGGCAAATCCAAGGCGTGCAGAGCTTGAAAGAGCGATTGCATCTCAGCAAGAAACTCTTGCGAGTCTATCTCCTACTATGATGCAGAGCGAAGTTCCAGGTCTGTTTGGTTTGTTGGAAGAATCATCCCGAAGAGCATTTGACTTACAACAGGAGCAACTACCACAGCAACGTGAAGCTGACGTAGCTGCGTTAGAAGAATTTGCACCACGTGCTGTAGAGGCTTTCCGT